TCATTGCGCATGGTCGCGCACACTATAGCGAACCACGCCCCAGATCATCAGATCATCGCCTTCCATGACATGGCGGGGCGGATAGGCAGGATTCTCTGACTGCAGGATCAGCGCGCCGTCACGGCGGTACAACCTTTTGCAGACAGGCTCAGCATTGATTGCAGCAATCACGATGTCTCCGTGTTCGGCTTCATTGCTACGGTCCACGATCAGGAGATCACCGGAATGGATCCCGGCGCCCTGCATGCTGTCACCCTCCACCTGCACCAGGTAGACATGAGGGGCACGGAGGTCGAATAGCTCATCGAGGGAAATATGCCGCTCAAGGTGGTCCGCTGCTGGTGAGGGAAATCCCGCTGGCACACGGAATGAGTAGACGGGCATTAACGCAGGTCCGCCCGTGGGCGTCCCAAGAAAGGTGATGGTCATGGCAGGTCGATCCAACTCAAACTGTATATTCATACAGTAAACTAGTAGGACTGATTCCGGTCAATACCAATACGATGAGAAGCCGATCAACGTCGAGGTGGGTTATGTGCGGACGGTACTCGATCTACGAGTCAATGGATCACTATCTCCAGCAGCTATCGCTGGATCTTGTGGTGATCAACGGCTACGACCATGAGCGGATCAACCGCTACAACGTGGCGCCGTCAACCCGCGTCGAGTTGATTCGCCCGAGCGAGGGCGGCGTCAGCGTTGACCGAGTGAAATGGGGATGGTCGCCCTTTTGGGCGAAGGGGAAGCGCCTCGACCCCATCAATGCGCGGGCCGAGACTGTGGTGACGGGAAAGTTTTTCAAATCGCTTTGGCCGGGTGGCCGGGCGTTGGCGCCTGCTAATGGGTGGTTTGAATGGATCCCAGACCCAAGTGACTTGAAGCGCAAGCAGCCCTACTACATCACTGCGGCAAACGGTGAACCGTTGTACTTTGCGGCGCTGGCTGAGGTCCACCCAGGTCTAGAACCCGATGACCGAGATGGCTTTGTGATCATCACTGCTGCAGCTGATCAGGGTCTGCTCGATATCCATGACCGTAAGCCGCTCGTGCTGACGCCTGAGCTCGCACGCGAGTGGATCGCCCAAGGCACCACAGCTGAACGGGCCGAGGAGATCGTGCAGACCGAGTGCCGACCTGCTGCGGATTTCAGGTGGTACCCAGTGAACAAGCAGGTAGGGAACGTTCGCAACCAGGGCGAAGATCTGATCGAAGAGGTCCCGGTACAGCCGCTAGAATAGCTGCCCAGTCCTGCAGGCTGCCAATTCATGATCACGAGTTCCCTAGTAACTTCAGCTTTTCCCTGCCGCTGGTTGGCCGTGCTGTAGCGAAAGTCGACGCACTCGAAGTGAAAGCCGTCGAAGACTCGCCGACTGTCTGGGTGATCGTTGATACTGACCATCACCCTACCCTTACAACGACGCACTCAGTTGATCCGCTCTTTTCAATTCAAGGCATAGCCTTGTAACTCTCGTACTGCTCATCCATCGTCATCAATGGCGTAAGTCGATGCTCATTTAATCGAGACATAGATTTAATTATTTGAAGTGCCTCATATGTATTCATAAATATTATCTTCGCAGAACCAGGCACAGCATCATCAAAGACATTTGACGAATGGCTAGCCGAGAGCAACAACTTAACTACCGACTTGAAATTCGCGGTATCAGGCGAAGTTAGGTAGTCGACTAGATCTGCCGAACTACTCCTACACAACGGAGCAACGGACTCAGCAGTCGACCTGTGATCCAGCAGATACTCCAAAGCCTCTTTCAAAGACATTGTCGCACCGAACCCAGCAAAGTAGTTATCCAGAGCGGCTCGAATCTTTTCGTCTCTAGGCTCACTCCACAACTCCTCCCGATCAGCTAGAGTACGTTTACGGCTTAAGCCCTCAAAGAACCGTATTACTAGGGAATCAGCTTCATCACTCATACCCATCTCGCGATATAGATGCACCACCCCATCCAAACGATCGACTGGCATATGCTCAAGGTAACTATCAATAGCTATCCTGAAGCCATCCAAAATCGCTTCTTGGTTTTTCGAAAAGTTATTATGGTAGTCCCTCCACGCCATACGAAATTCGTGCTCGGCATCAGCGATTTCAGCCTGATGCGCAGCAGCAGCAACAATATTTGATATTACATCAGAGTCAACATATCCTTGACGCACCAGACCTATGACCGCTCTGTCCAAATCAGATGTGAAAAGATAACCGTAATCCCGCAAGGTTTCAGCCTGAGTCTGCTTAGCCGTGAGCTCTTGCAGTTCAGAGCCTGTGACACTACCAAGCGGTGTATCTATTGTTCCTTCGAAATACTCAAGCTCCTCCAATGTGATTGGACTCAGATCTCCGCCGTATCGGGCAAGTACCGACAGTGCGATTGTGCTACTAATATCCGACCACAACCGTGCGTTTTGAACATTGAGAGCACCGCGCAGATAATCGTAGTAAAACTTAATCTTTCGAATTAGCCTTACATTCGTAATACCAAGCTTGACCACTCTATCCATAATATCATCATGCCCCACCCCAACACCAAACACAATCTTGACACTTTCCTCACTAGTGGGCTGATACTCTACCTCATACGAAAAGACCTTTTCGCGATACTCTGAAAACTCCACACCCTCTTTGCCTAACCCATCTTCATTCAAAATAAGAATAACCTTACAATTCCTCTTCTCTACAAGCATGGAAATAAGGCCTAAAACCTCGGCATCGGACAGGCCTTTGCTTTTTCTCTCAAAGTCATCAATGCATATCAGGGCATCATGAATCGCAGCTGCTTGGTAAGTATCAACAATTGCACCTGCTCCTTTAATCCCCGACAGGAGCTGGGAATTGCGACGCAGGAAGCCTGCAATGCCCTCTAACCGGTCCTCAACAGATCTCACACCACCCGAATCGGCGGCATGCTCCCTCTTTAAAAGATTTTCATATATCGTACGCTTCAACTCCTTGAGACTGCTCAAGCCAAACAAGGAGACATATGAATAATAAGTGGCACCCAAACTTTCTTTTTTCCGCTTAAGCACCCCTTCCCAAAGAAACGTCTTACCCACCCCCCACTTACCTTTAAGAACAATTGCAGACCGCTCCGAAGATACGGCAAAGTTCTCTAGTGCTTCCTTAACGACGGACATCAGCTGTGGCCCCATTTATCTTTGTAAAGCTTTAATATAACTCTGACATGCTTGCAACGCGATCAGTCCTCGATCGCCTTCGTCGGTGATGCCGACAATTCGTTGAGCATGCGCTGGGTCAAGGTTGGCTCGTAGGACTCCATGTACCACGCCTCCGGCGCTGGCGGCGTTTGGCACCTCACAGCCACAACTCTCGGCTGTGGTTGCGGCGAGAATGACTGACAGCCGTAGATCAGCAGTAGCGAGCCTGTCACGCAGGCGAGCTTGAGTAGTTTGAGCATCGCTCATCTCCTTCCAGTGGGTGCCCGCAATGGACTTCAAACGATCCTCCAGGCCGCGACGATGCTCCTGTTCTTCAGCCTGCCATTTAATGACAGGCTGCGCCTTCACGCTCGAGGCGATACTCGCCAGCCTGATCGGCCAGCACTCTTCCGTAGTGGTTGTCCTGCCACAGCCACGCGCCACGAGCGCCGAGGTATGCGCCAAACAACAGTGCGAGGATTGCTAGACGCCACCCCAGCGCGTTCACTGCAGCACCTCGAGCGCTCGTTTGTAGAGGGCCATACGATCATCCAGGCCATTGGTGCCGCCGTTGATCCGCTTGGTGATGGTCAGGATGTCGCCCTTGTCGGCGAGAGTGTTAAGACCAGCTCGCTGCCAGAACCAACCCGCTGAAAGCGCCGCATACACAGGCTGCTCGAGTAAATCAGGAGTGTTGAGGAGGCGACTGTCGCCAAACAGCGCCTCGCTGCATGCCTCATAGTTCGCGCGGCCGGTTACTTGGATCAGCCCCCGGCCGCGATACCGCTGGCCGTCACCGTCCAGCTCCGGCGTGTTGCCGAGGCGTTGAGCCAGCCGCCCGGTGTCGTACTTGGCCAGGTAGGCTCAGCTCTGTGTCATGGCTTGCTCAAGGTCGGCACCGTTCAATCGGATCGCGTCTTCAAAGACACGCCGGAAGGCGCCAGTGAGATGTTTTTCTATCTGCCAAGGATCGGTCATCGCGGCCAACTCGGCGGCGAGCTGGGGGGCGAGACCAAACATCAGGTCTCTGACCGTGCGGCCTGCGGAGTAGGCAGCGTCCTCAACGGGCTTGCGCTCAACCAAGTTCCCTTGAACCTTGTAGAACTCAGCCTCGGCCAGTTGCGCAAGGTAGTACTCGCGGTGCGCCCTTGCCTTCTGGAAGTCAGGACCCTTGCTGGAAACCTCCGCAGGTGGCACTACAACCAGAGGCTGATCCGCAGGCTGCAGCTGACTGCGCACATCACGATCTACGCGATGCTCTTCGTGCCGTGCGGCGACGGCGGCCTTGCTGGGGTCGGCTGATTCAGCCAGTAAAAGTTCGGTTGCTTCGACATCGACCTTACCTTCGTCTGTAAGCACCAACCGATCCTGCTTGGCGAGTTTCGAAACGTAGGATTTCGACCAACCGTTGCGCGCGGCGAACTCAGATTTGCTAAGGTGCGTCATGCTCAAATATCCAGTTTACCCAATGAATACGGGGGGTTAACCAGTTCACCGCAGTTCACTAAGCTGGTGAACCAGTCGCTAACACAGAAGCGCGGGTTTCCTGCCCCGTACACCGGCCAAATCGCCAGGGTCCCTGACCTATACTGGCCTGCCTCGAAATTCGATAAATTTGTGAGGATTAGGTATGACATTGTATATTCCAAAATTTTCGACTAGCACATAGCAGAGTAGATAAATCGCCGCCATGCCACTCACACTAAAAATCACTTGGCCAGTAGTACTAACTGTAACTCCTCTTTTAGCTGGCGCGGCAGCCGGCTTCATATATCTGACTCTAAGCATCAATAAAGCTCACATTGAAGCGTTAGAAAACGAAATAAAAACGTACGAAAAATCAGAAAAATGGAAATTACCCGATACGCTCAGTCAGTTAAATAAGGCCAGCGAAAAACTGTCATCCCAACTTGAAACCCAAGAAAACATATCTCGGATCAAGATCGAAAATCTTGCGCTAACAACCAAACAGAGAGAGTTAGAGACAGCCCTGAGTACAGCCTCTGAGGAGCGCAATCGGCTTCAGGATAAAGTGGACCTGCTGTCGAAAGAGCTAAGGGCTTCACTGCTCAAGCCCTTCTCATTTCAGCTTACTGAAGGTGACAGCATGGAACTTGTAAAGAGTCGTGTAAATCTCGGCCTTTCAAGCGTATTTACGTCCTCAGTCTCTAGCAATCTGAATAATGAGCCTATTAGGCTAGTGATTGGGGGTAGCACCAAAGTGAACTACATGAATAATTCTTGCACGCTAACCTTGAAAAAAGTCGCGTCACCATTAGCGTCATTCACGTTTTATTGTGATGAGACAAACGAAAAAACTTGAAAGATCAGACATAACTTAGAATGTCAGTGAAACATTCAAAACGAGAGTCTGCGCACCCGTGTAGGGGGCGGGCCGGGGGGAGGACCCAAAAAAATGGGGCCCCGTCTCCGGCCAGATCATTGGCTCGCACCCTCATTGGCTGGCCGCACCTGGCCGAGGCCCAGCCGCTTCGCGGCCCAGCGCTCGTAGAGGTTGATCGCCACATCGGCGCCAGCCATCGCAGTCAGGCAGCCGACTGCCGCCGCCGCCCACACCGAAACGCCGAGGGCGTATAGCATCATGTTGGTCGACAGCCCGCAGGTAACACAGGCCCCAGAGCGCAATACCAACCGGCGAATCAGCCCCCAGCCACGAGCACCCGCCTTGTCCGCCCGCCACATCTCTCCAGACACACCACCGACCAGGGACAGCACGATCACCATCCAGATGGGCAGCTCGGCTAACGCTTGTTGCTCGCTGTTCATGTAAGCCTCATTGGCTAAGCACGGCGCCGGAAAAAGAAAACCCCGCCAGTTGGCAGGGTTCTCGAAGCACCGACATATCGGGGCGGGTTGCACAGCACAGTGCTTGTGGGGGAAGCGCCTAAGCGCACTTTTGATATCGTGGGGACTTTTTACAGGTCACCGGAAAAACCGAAAAGGGGCTGTTTTCGGTTCGTCGCCATGTGATGGCTATGTAGCATCGATGTTGTGCGCAAGTTGCATTGTGACCCGACGAACGGTCTGCTGCCGAACGCGGCCAGAGCGGGCGGCCAGCTGGGCAAACACCCGCAGATGCAAGGCCTTAACCCAGTTTCTGTAGGTCCTGTCCGCACCTTCGGCAAGCCCGACCAAGCGCATTTGCTCCCTGATTGTGACCTCATGGACGTAACGCAGCTCCGCCAGCTTGGCCAGCGTGACCGCCCGCTCATCCCCGCGAGCCAACTCAGTAACAGCGGCATCGACCTCGGCAGCGGCGTGGTCCAGGCCAGCGCCCGCCATCAGGATCCGGGCACCGGAAGAGCCGGTGCGTGGCGCCGATCCCTTCCATTCCATGATCGTCCCCATCTGGCTGCCGAGGCTGGCTTCCAAGCCCAGCTGCCGGCGCTGCTCGCCCCAGTGGTGCATCAGCTCACCCACCAGGCGCAGGCGCTCGGTTTCATCGATCAATGCCGCCATGTCCTTCTGGTGCTGGGCCAACCGCACCAGGCGCTGAAGGGGTATTTCCACATCCATCGTCATCGCCATTCCTCCGAAATCAGCACCCAACACACATTTAGCCAACCCAACACAAACCCAACACACCCGAAACCCAATGAATTCAATGGAGGGGAGCATCTGTGTTAAGTATGTTGGGTGTGTTGGGTTTTTCAGGGGTCGCATAGAGATTTATCCAACCTTCGATTCCAGCGTTTGAAAAAGATCGCATGCGCGCGTGCGTGCGCGAACCCAACACACCCAACACATACTCCCGCCAAGCCACGGATTCCGGGGCCTGAATCTGTGTTGGCTTGCGAAGACAAACCCAACACCAACCCAACACACCCAACACACTTGCCGGCAGAGTCATGCTGCAACCCTCTTGATGTGGTCCCAGGCTTCCACCGTCCAGCCCGCGAGCTTCGCTCGCTCGCGCCACTCTCGAACGTTCTTGCCCAGCCCGGCCGCATTCATGGATGGGGGCAGGGAAGGATCGCCATCGCTGGGCATGAAGAACGCCGCAAAACGACGCACGCCATGATCAGTGGTGCAGTCCGTCCAGGGAATGGCCCTCGTCTTCTCCACCTTCGCACTCAACATCAGCGAGAACTTGGTCTGGCTCATGGCGTGCTCTTTGTTGTGGGAGCACCATTCGATGAACATGGCGTACACATCCGAAGTCAGGCAGCAGCCCCACAGGCCGTACCCAAGCTCGCCGTTGCGCCAGAGGTGGAAGAAGGTCTGCCAGGCTGTGCGGCTAAGCTCAACCAGGCGTTGCCGGGCCTCAGTCTTCGGAGGCCGTGTGCGCTGGTTGAAGTCCTCGAGGTCGACGTCCAGCAGCCACCCGTACAAGGCGGCCACTCCACCGTTGGCCAGCTCTCTGGCAATTGCCTTCTGCCGTGCCGGGGGCAATGTCTCCAGGGGCCACATCACCAGCATCCGACGGTCGTCTTCGCTGATCGGCCAGGGCATGATCTCGTTGCTCAGGAACGCCGAGTTCATGTGGTTGGCCTCTTCCAGATACCTCTCCGCCAGATCATGCTGCTGCAGAGCACCCTAGACAAAGGCGGCTCAGCAACCTGCAAACTGCAACGCCCGGAAGTGTCGGTCGACGCTCAGCTTGAGATCGAGAACGACACTACTCACCACCGCATCAAGGTCACCCTTGGGCCGCTCTTCAGCAGCCTGAGCCTTCCACGCGCACTTTCGACCAAGTGCCAGTCATTGCGGGACTTTCTGCAGGACCTGGCCAATGGCCGAGCTGACTCCGGTGCCCAGTCAGAAGAAGCACTCGCACTCATGGAGGCGCAAGTTAGCGTGGAAGAAGTGCTCCAGGCCGGCCAAACCGCCTACGTCATCGCCACTGTCAACCGGGAACTGCCCCTTGGCGCCGTAGTGACCGACGAGCAAGGGGATGTTTGTGTCGCCGTCACGGGGGCATGCAAGGAACACCTCGCGGCAGCGGTGCGCGCAAAGCTTCAGTCCGGCCCCGAAGGCCTCGGAAAATGCGCATGAGCACATACGATCAACTCATCCGGGAGTGGACTACACCCTGCCCGACATTAACCGACGTTAGAGAGCGCTATTTCCCTCACATCGGCTCGGACCGGTATTTCAAGACGCTTATCAGCAAGGGTCGCATCGATCTTCAATTGAGCAAAATTGAACCGTCGGGAAAGGCTCAGACCGTGGTTTACCTGCACAACTTGGCCGCATATCTCGACCGTCAGGCAGAGCGCACTACCCCGTCCGCTTGAACCAGGCAGCCCCGGCCAACAGGGGCAAACTGCCCGCCCCCGACTCTCACTTCGCAAGGTGGCGGGCCACAACGGAGCACAGCACATGCAACCTCATCAATACGCACTCGCCGCTGGCATCGCCTGGATGGTCACCCTGATCATTCTTCCTTTCCTGATCACCAAAGCACGCCGCCTTGCCTATGCCCGAGGCTTCGACGAAGGCAAAGCCTTCCACGACCAGAGCCTGACCCTGCAACTCAGGGAAGCAAAACAGGCCTTGCAAGAACTGCGAATGGAACTGAAACGCACCCAGCAAACCTGCAATGTGCAACTCGCCGCACGCCAAGCCAGCATTGCCGCACTCAAGGCAAGCATCAGCGAGCTTGAGGCCCGAATCATGTCGTATACCGGCCTTGCGGTGACCAAAGCTGACTACGAGAAGCTGGTGAGCGCCTCGTAGACGATGCGACTGGCTCAGCGCACCTTCAAAGGCCTAAGGACCGAAGCCGAAGCAGTACGAGCAAGCATCCACGCGGACGTCATTGACGAGCTGGCAAAGCGGATCCACGCCCAACTGCGCAACCCACCTCGCAGTGCAGCAACACCGGGGGCTGCAGCGTGACGACCCAATCCCTTCGCAGCTGCGTGGTTCACGGCCCATCCGGCTGTGGCAAAACTACCAACGCTCAGCTCATCGCAAAGGCGCTCGGCCTGAGCCAGATCCAAGACAACTGGGACGCAGGCGCCCCAGTACCACAGTTGAACACCTTGGTGCTGACCAACGCAGACAATCCCGCTTGGTACCTCAATGACGGCATCCAAGTGATGACCTTCGACCAGGCCATGCAACTGGCAGGACAACTGGAGGCGCAACTATGAGCCTGCGCAAACACGTGCTTAAACACTTCCACATGTGCTGCGGCCTGGGCGGCGGCGCAAAGGGCTTCAATCGTTCCAAGCCTATCGTTGGCAACCTGCAAGCTGACTGGCAGTGCATTGGAGGGGTTGACGTCGATCCCGCCGGCTTGGCCGACTTCGAGCGCCTGTCAGGCGTGAAGGGCACGCTGATTGATCTGTTCACCCGCGATCAGTACATCCGCTTCCACGGCAAAGAGCCGCCACCAGGTTGGCGCGAGGCCACACCGGAGGACATTCGCAAGGCCGCTGGTGGCCAGCGCCCGGACGCGGTGTTCATCAGCTCGCCATGCAAGGGCGCAAGCGGGCTGCTCTCGGAAACGATGAGCCAAACGCCACGCTACCAGGCCCTCAACGAGCTGACCCTGCGCTGCATCTGGCTGTTCTGCGAGGCATGGGCAGATGACCCGGTTCCGCTGCTAGTGTTCGAGAACGTTCCTCGCTTGGCCAGTCGCGGGCGGCATCTGCTCGACCAGATCAACAGCCTGCTATCCAGCTTTGGCTACGCCGTCGCCGAAACTACCCACGACTCCGGGCGTATCGGGAACCTCGCGCAGAGCCGCAAGCGCTTCCTGCTAGTTGGCCGTCACGTCGAGAAGGTACCGCCATTCCTATACGAGCCTGAGCAGAAGTCGCTTCGTGCGGTAGGCGACATCCTCGGCCGCATGCCACTGGCCGGCGACATTGAGGCTGCAGGCCCGATGCACCGGGTTCCTTCGCTCCAGTGGAAAACGTGGGTACGCCTCGCATTGGTCGAAGCCGGCAAGGACTGGCGCAGCCTGAACGACCTGGCGATCGAGGCTGGTTACCTGCGCGACCTGATCATCGTTCCACAATTCCGCGACGGATTCTTGGGCGTGCACGACTGGCAAGAGACAGCTGGCACGGTCGCTGCGCGCAGCGGCCCTACTAATGGCAAGTTCTCGGTAGCAGATCCGCGCGCCAAGGCCGGCGCTCTGCAGTACCAGCAGTACGGTGTGCGCCGCTGGGGAGATACCAGCGGCGCGGTAATCGGCGTGAAGAGCCCCGGGCAGGGAACCTTCAGCGTTGCCGATCCACGTCGAGCAGGCGCCGGTTTCGGCAAGTACCAGGTCACGCCGTACAACAGCCCAGCGGGAACCGTCATCGCCGGCAGCACTACTGGCCAGGGCGCCTTTGCAGTACAAGACCCACGCCCAGGGATGCGCCGCACCAAAGGTGACGCCTACCTCACCGGTGGACACTACGGGGTTGTGCCGTGGGATGGGCCGGCCGGCGCAGTATCCGCCAGTGCCATGCACGACAACGGCCGCTGGAGCGTAGCCGACCCGCGCCTACCCGACGCCAATGACCGCCTGGCATGCGTGATCGAATCGCTGGACGGAACATGGCACCGCCCCTTCACCACCTTTGAGCTGGCAGCCATACAGAGCTTGGTTGAACCAGAAGAACAACTGGAGCTGGACGGCCTGAGCGACCAAGCATGGCGTGAGCGCATCGGCAATGCCGTCCCACCAGCAGCTGCAGAAGCCGTTGCTGACGTTATGGGCACCACCCTTCTGCTGGTTGCCCAGGGCGAAACCTTTGTACTGAGCAGCATGCCTATTTGGGTGCGACAGGTCGCGGTTGGTTTGAGCGTGGCTCAGCGGGAGGCAGCATGAGCACTCACAAGCATCACTGGGAAACAGTGGACCCTTACGACGGGGGCCTGCACATCTGCAGAAAGTGCAAATTGAGCTCCCAGGGCGAGCGACTTGCGACCCCATGCCCGATCTCAGATGCCGAGCATTGCGCCGTCGCTTGGCTCGGCCAGGCCGGGCTGTACCGCACTCGATTTGAGGCCGTGCGAAACTTCGAGCAGTCCGTTATGCCGGTTTCCGCTGGCGAGCTGTTCAAACTTGCCCACAAACAGGTGCTCAGCCAGCTCAATGAAGGTCGGCGATTCGCTCGACCCAGAGTAGAGCCGAATTCGCAGGAACGGGAGGGCAGCGCGTGAACACAGCCTTCGTTTTGATGGCGCAGTACAACGGCATGGCGATTATCTCGCTCGAACAGGTATGCGCGGACTACTTCACGCACCTCACGCCGCTCGTTTTCCAGCGCAAGGTGCTGGCCGGGGAGATCAAGCTGCCTATCACGCGACTTGAACCGAGCCAGAAGAGCGCCCGAGGCATACACATTGCCGATCTGGCTCTATACCTGGATCAGCAGCGGGATGCTGCACGCAAAGAGTGTGCGCAACTGAATAGGAGGTGACGGCCAAGCTAAGACGGAGATAACGCAATTTGTTACAACCTAGTTCTTGCGAGATGGCGATTGGATCCTATTCTAAATTTTCAATCCGAAACTGGAGCACGTCATGTCTCAAGGCATTTTTTACGTCAAGTTCAAAGCCAACACAGGCGACTACGGTGACGGGATCGTGGTTGTGAAGGATGGCTCAGCAAATGGTGGCGATGCTCACTACCTGTATCGGGGTAAAGTGCCTGCACATTCAGCCGAGTTTCAATCACAATTCACGATCTCGAAATGGAAGTCAGGCAACACCAATGTCGTCGGCATAGACAACTACGTGCTGGAGGCCAAAGGCGTGGTGGACTATGAAGGAGGAAAGCTACACCTGGATGGCGTGGTGGCCGGACAGCCCCAACTGAAGATGACCATCGTAGGCGAAAAAATTGCAGACACTGAGTAGCACGTCGACCGTATAGGCGTGCTAAAACCCACAAGCCCTACAGCATCGAATTAAGTCGGCTTTAGGGCTTTAACATAGGCGATGCTCGGTTCACTAATGACAGGCCGCTTCACGCATTGGGGAATTCAGTCAACCTAAATCGCCAGCCTTGTGAAGCGCATATCCTACCAACTACTGAATCCGGGCGCCCAGGGTGACTGGGGCTTGAACAATACGCTCTAACCAGCTCCATTCCATATATCGATCGCCACGCCCCCTGAGATGGGTGTAACGCCGCAGCGAATTCCAGTCACGATGACCGGAAACACTCGAGACGCGCGGGATATCCCAATCCATTTCGAACAACCGGCTCACACCTTCGTGGCGCAGATCGTGAAAATGCAGGTCCTCCACGCCAACCATCTCGCACGCCCTGGACCAGGCCGTGCCGATTGAGTCGGTGTTGTATGGGTAGATCTCAGCGCACTGACGCGGCATGCTTTGTACAATCGCCCACGCCTCGTCCGGCAAATGGCACCACACATCGTTGCCGATCTTCTGCCCGGGGTTCTTCATGTCCCGCACTTTCACCGCCTGGCGGTGCTCATCCAGATCCTCCCACATGATGCGAGCGATCTCGTCCATGCGCCGCGTAGAAAAGATGGCAAACGCCACGACCTTCGGCATGTGAATGACTGTCGGACGCCGTGCAAGCATCTCGAAAAAATGCCCAAGCACCTTGTCGAGTTCTTCTAGCGTTGGCCGGCGATCCCGCTCCCGGCTTTTCATGTTGTAGCCGAGCCGTTTCAGGACTAGTCGTGCGTCGGGCATAGCTTGGGGGTTGATCTCGTACTCCCATGCTGCCCTAGCCAATGACAACACTGACCCTAGGTGAGCCAGATCATTGCCGGCTGTCTGCGGTTTGATACCACCGCCTTCAGGGCTCATACGCCAGAGTGCATAGTCCACCAGCACCTGCTGAGAGATGTCGGAGTCGACCACTTCGCCGAGGTAACTGTTCTTGATAGCCAGGAGGGTCTGCCGCTTCGTCTTACCCAGCGGCCGGGCTTTCTCGGCTTCCACCAGGTAACGATCAATCATGTCCTTAACTGCGTGCCCACCACGGTTGGCGCGCTCGATTGCGCCAGGCTCTGCCAGCTCGGTCTCTCGTCGCTTCGCCCAGGCTTGAGCAGCCTGCTTGCGGGCGAATGTCTGGGCTTCTTGGTAGACTAGGACACCCTTTTTCTTGAGGCGGATCTGGACGGTATAGCTAACCGTCCCATCGGCCTTTTTCCTTGCTCTAATCGTTGCCAT